GACCCCGCGGTCCCCAGGGCGAGCGCGGCCCGGCGGGGCCCCAGGGCGAGCGCGGGGAGCGCGGCGAGCGGGGCGAGGCGGGGGAGTCCGGCGTGGTCGCCCCGCTCTCCGGGATGTTCGTGCTGTCGGTGGACGCGGACGGCGACCTGTGGGCGACGGCGGCCGACGGGGCCGGAGCGCCGCCGCTGGAGTACGACCCCGAGACGGGTGACCTGTATTTCGAGATCGGGTGACGATAGGAGGCGATGGACCATGGCAAGGTTCCTGGTGGGCAACATAAAGGGCCCCAAGGGCGACAAGGGCGACACCGGAGCGACCGGAGCGCAGGGGCCGCAGGGGGTCCAAGGTCCGAAGGGCGACACCGGGGCCAAGGGGGCTACCGGCCTGCAGGGGCCGCAGGGGGTCCAAGGTCCGAAGGGCGACACCGGGGCCACGGGCCCGCAGGGGCCGAAGGGCGACACCGGCGCGACGGGGGCAACCGGGGCCACGGGGCCGACGGGGGCCACGGGCGCGACGGGCCCGCAGGGGCCCACGGGGGCTGCGGCGGGTTTCGGCACGCCAACGGCGACCGTGGACGGCTCCACCGGCACACCGAGCGTCACGGTCACGGCGAGCGGCTCGAACACGGCGAAGGTGTTCGCCTTCGCGTTCAAGGGCCTCAAGGGCGCGACGGGCGCGCAGGGCCCGACCGGGGCGCAGGGGCCGAAGGGCGACACCGGCGCGACGGGGGCGACCGGGGCCACGGGGCCCCAGGGACCCCAGGGGGCCACCGGGGCGACGCCGTCCATCACGGCCAGCGCCACGGTGGACGCCAACGTGGGCACGCCGAGCGTGACGGTGACCAAGGGCGGGACGGCGGCCGCGCCCACGTTCGCGTTCGCGTTCAAGAACCTCAAGGGGGCCACGGGCGCGCAGGGGCCGAAGGGCGACACGGGGGCGAAGGGGGCCACGGGCGCGACGGGCCCGCAGGGCCCCAAGGGGGACACCGGCGCGAAGGGCGTGGTGTCGGCCTCCTCGCCGCTCTCGCTCACCTCGGCGGGGGCCCTGAGCGTCGACGCCAAGAAGGCCGGGCTGCTGGCCTACCCCGTGGGCGCGGTCTACATCAGCTACGTCTCGACCTCGCCCGCCAGCCTGTTCGGGGGCACCTGGACGCAGATCACGGGGCGCTTCCTGCGCATGGCAAACGACGTCTCGACCGGCGGCGCGGACAACGTGACGCTGACCGTGGCCCAGATGCCCACGCACTCCCACACGGCCACGGGCTACTACAACCGCGTCATCTACGACAGCTACTCCAGCTCGGAGTTCGAGATGAGCTACTACCGCATCGCGGGCGACGCGGCGACCAACAACACGCCCATCAACAACACGGGCTCCAGCAACAGCCACAGCAACATGCCGGCCTACCAGGACCTCTACGCCTGGCGCAGGACCGCATAGGGAGGGGGAGCGATGTACTACGACGAGTCGCTGGTGCCGCTCGCGGCCGAGCCGGACGCCTCGCTGGGGCGCGGCGTCGCGCGCGCCGTGGCGGTCAGGCACCTGTGGGTCGTGGACGAGGTGCCGGCCTACGAGGAGCGGGTGGTTGCCGAGTACCCGGAGACGGGCGGCCGCGACGTCGAGCTGGTGGAGGTGTCGCCGGGCCGCGGGCACTGGGAGACGGAGGACGCCTCGGGGTCCCCCGTGGCCTACGACGGCCCGCTGCCGCCCGAGGAGATGTCGGGCCTGGGGGAGGTGCCGGGCACCTGGGAGGTGGCGGTGTGGGTCCCCTGGACCGAGGCCGAGCTGGCCGAGCGCGCCGCGCTCGCCGAGCAGGAGGCCGCCGCCCGGGCGGCCCACGAGCAGCGCGAGCTGTGGCTGGCCTGCGCCCCTGACGAGCAGGCCTCCCAGGACGACGCCATATGCGCCCTGTACGAGCTGTGCGAGGCGCAGCGCGAGGTCATGGAGAGCCAGGACGACGCCATATGCGCCGTCTACGAGATGATGGGAGGGGTCTAGGTGGACGCGATAGCCAAGGCGTACGTGAGGCGCATCGAGCGCGGGGCCATAACGGTGGAGGACGTGCCTGCTAGCATCAGGGGCAGGGTCGAGGAGCTGATGGGGGAGGTGGTTGCCTAGTGGAGGAATGCTTGGGGAACCCGGCCCACAGCCGCGCCATAGAGATGCACGACAAGAGGCTCGACGCGCACTCTGCGGATATCCACGAGATGCAGCAACTGCTCGTGAAGCTCACGCAGATAGAGGAGCAGAACCAGGCGCGCATCAACGCCGTAGAGCAACGCCTGGCGGAAATCGATGCGCGGCCAGCCAAGAGGTGGGACACGCTGGCCGTGGCGGTGCTAACGGCAGTTGTGGCCGGCATGGTCGGCTACCTGCTGCGCGGGCTCGGCCTGGGATAGGGGGAAGGCATGGACTACCTGAAGAGGTGGGCGCGCGCGGCCGGCGTGCGCGCCCTCAAGACGGCGGCCCAGACCGCCGTGGCGATGGTGCCCGTGGGCGTGTCCATCACCGAGGTCGGCTGGCTTGGCGTGCTCGGCACGGCGGCCCTGGCGGCCGTGCTGTCGCTGCTCACCAGCGTGGCGGGCCTGCCGGAGGTCGACGGCGGGGCGACGCTCGCCGAGATACAGGACGGGGGAGAGCATGAGGGTTAGGACCATCCCGGCGCACCCGGAGACGTACACGGAGGGGCGCGGGCCCTACGAGCCGCGCGCGATCGTTGTCCACTACACCGGGGGCCGGGGCCTCGCGGGCGGCGAGACGGCCGAGGCGAACGGCCGCTACTTCGCGGGCGGCAACCGCAACGCCTCCGCGCATTACTTCGTTGACGGCTCGGGCGAGGTCGTGGCGAGCGTCCCGGAGGCCGATACCGCCTGGCACGCGGGCAACTTCAACTTCAACCGCCTGTCCATCGGCATCGAGGTCGTGAGCGACGGCAGCGACTTCACGGAAGGCGAGATCCGAGACCTTCGCGAGCTGGTCCAGGACATACGCCGGCGCTGGTCCATCCCCGCCGAGAACGTCATGCGCCACTACGACTGCGCGGACTTCGGAGAGCGCTGGGGCGTGGGCGGCCCCTGGGTGGACCCGCACAAGGCGTGCCCGCTGCCCTACGTGGACCACGCGAAGTGGCATAACGACGTGTGGCTTCGCGTGGCCCCCGACGGCCTGCCCGAGCCAACCCACGAGGTGCCCGAGCCCCAGCCGCAGCCCGCGCCAGACGCCGCAGGGCCGGAGCCCGAGCGCCGCTACCTGTCAATCGCCCCCGGCACCTACCGCTGCCGGGTCAACCACCTTCGCGTGCGCACGGGTCCCGGCCTGTCCTACCCCGAGGTGGCCCACTACGACGAGGGCGAGACCGTCGAGCTGGACGCCTGGTGCGTCGAGGCCGACGGATGGGTGTGGGGCACCTACGAGGACTGGGGAGGCACCAGGCGCTACATAGCGGTGGGGCCGTACACCGGCGAGCCGGACACGGAGCGCGACTACCTAGTGAAGGCGTAGGGGCATTTATCGCAAGGTGACGGATGCAGATGGAACGAGCCGGGGCCCCTGCGGGGGTCCCGGCTTTTTTGCGTTTATGGGGAGAGTTCTACCCGTGGCAGTTGCAAAAATGCACGCAACGGTGAGAGTATTGCACGCTACGGGTAGGTTCGCGCACTAAACGGCATCGGTTTCGCGATTTATTTTAGACAATTGATAACAGAATGCACAGCAAAGACTTGGGCGGAAACGGAAAAGTGCAGGTGGATGGCAGTATGGCGTGCGACGGGAGGTCGTATCGCTCTGTGCCCGAATGGCGGAATGGCAGACGCGGAGGTCTCAAAAACCTTTGTGGAAACACGTGCGAGTTCGAGTCTCGCTTCGGGCACCACTTCCATAATGGCTGGTAGATGCACTTTTTTCATGTATCATATTTTATAGTTTGCAAAAATTGTTTCAACTTTTTGCGCACTGTTTGCGCACCTCACCCGTCGCGGAACCTCGTTTCCAAGCCCTGTTTTCGGCTGCGCGTTCGGAGGAGGTGTGCTCTTTTTATGTACAAGAACGCGTACGTGAGGGCGGGGAGGAACGGCGGGTGGAGGGCCGTGATCGTGCACGAGGACGGGTCGAGGACGACCAGGGCGCTCAAGGCATCCTCGCGCAGGGACGCCAAAAAGTCCCTTGACGAGATGCTCGCAAATGGCGGCCCCGCAAAGCGAGGCCATCCCGTAGGCGTCCTTGCGAAGAGCCTGGTGGACGATCTCGACGCCGTTGGGTCTGTCGAGAAGTCCACGATCAAAGACTACCGCCAGTCCCAGAGGCGAATCGAGCGCGCTTTTCAAGGCATCGACGTGGAGGACCTGGACCGGGACGCGTGCCAAAGATGGGAGAGACGCCTGGTCCAGGACGGTTACTCGCCAACGGTCGTGATCAAAGCCCACCGGCTCATGAAGAGGGTTTGCAAGAAGGCGGTCGGCGACGGCCTGATCGCCAAGAACCCCATGGAGTTCGTGGTCCCGCCGAAATACAAGAAAGTCAAGCCCGGCATAAACTACCTCGACCGGAGGGAACGGGGAAGGCTGCTCGACAAGCTGGCTAAAGAGCCGGCCGGCCGTCTCAGGATTTCAGCCGTCATAGCCCTTTACACCGGCCTGAGGGAGGCGGAGATATGCGCCCTGCGATGGAGCGACTACGACCCTCTGGGGCACGTCCTGTGGGTCAAGAGGGGAATAGGCGTGGGCGAGCAGGGGGCATACGAGAAGGAGACGAAGAACGGGAGCAAGAGGGATGTCGTAGTTCCGGCCGGCCTTGCGGAGGAACTCGATGCGTGGCGAAGGGTAACGACCGGGAGGTACCTCCTCGGAGGGAACAGGCCGGCGTCGGTGAACTACATATCCCACGCCTGGCACGACTTGGCCGAGAGGCATGGGATAACGGGCTCTGAGGAAAGGGCGTGCACGTTTCACGACCTGAGGCACACTTGGGCAACAATGGCTGTGGCGGCGAAGATTGACATAAAGACAGTGTCATCGAACCTGGGGCACGCCGACGCGTCCATAACTCTCAACACGTACGCGAGCGACGATCGCGAGGCAAAAGTCAGGGCCGCCGCCGTCGTGGACGGGGTCATGAGGTAGGCGAGAGAAAGAAGAGGGGTTGGGGTCGTCCCTTCCCATCTCGAGCCTAGCCCCTCTTCTTCGCCTTGAGGTCGTCTATGGCCGATTTGATTTAGCGGGATTGAATTTCCGATAAATGGGCGATAAGTTCGTCAACGTAGGACACCGGTCTACCGTATCTGGGGTCCTCGTCGATATTCTCCAGGTCCCGTCTTCTTTTCTGCATAGCTTTTGACGGGATTCCCGCTTCAGACCTTTCCCAGAGTTCGTCGTATGGCAAATGAGGCTTTTTGTAACCGGGGATTCGTCCGGGTTTGTCCAATGCCGCAACGGCTTCGCGGGGTTCCACTACAATCATCCCTGGTGCGAAATGGGCGAGCACCCAGTACTCGAAGCAAGGGCTTGAGTTGGCTACTCTCATGCCTGAAGAAAGGGCTTTGCAAATGGCGTCACGATATTTTCGGTTTCTTTCATCGGAGGGGCTCTCGGCGTCAAAAACCAACCATGTATCGACATCGAGCCCCTTTCGCCTCAACTCGTCGGACATGTGGTTGGCGCAGCCAATGATGCCCATCGGCTCCGATTGATCGGAAAGCCTCGGTTCAAGCCAACTCGCCCTATATTTTCCCCGGATGAAGTTCATGTAATAAAACTCAGTTTCCCCTTCGCACACGACGAGGACGACCGGCTTGGCGCTTCTCCCTCCCTCGCTTCGACCACCCTGCTTTCTTGCCATCTACAGCACCCTCTCTATGAATGGGACAGCACCGTATGCCCCGTAGAGGTATCGGTTCAGTATGTTGTCGTCCTTGCGCGGTGAATATTCAGCAAGAGAGTAAAGCTCGCTGCCGCCTGTGACCGGGTCTTTTTGGACAAACCAAATCTGATCCCTTCTTAGCAAATCGCTACTCATGATGGAGAGGTCGTGGGTGGTGAATACGAGCTGGGCGTTCTTGGTGTTCAGATCACGATCGAAAAATAGCGACACAAGGCTCTTGAGGAGCATTGGATGCAGGCTTCGTTCGATCTCGTCCACAACGAGAACGCGCCCATTGACAATTGCGTCAACGAAATCAGCCGCTAGGTTAAGCAAGGTCACTGTTCCGAGGGACTCCCTGTCAAACCCAAATCCGACTCGATTGCCGTTTATCGTATGTTGAAACTGAAAGACGATCTTTTGGTCAGGAGGTTCGAGTTCCAAAGAACTCTCGCCAACAAGTGCCGCGAAGACGGCTTTAATCTTGTCGGTTGCGACCTTCTGGCTCTCTCTTTCCTCCGCAGTCAGGTCGCTAACGGATATCTGGGCCCCCACGATACCGAGGTCGGCCGATTTCACCGCATCGATTACTTTTGTGAAGCTCGATTCGCCGAGATTGATTAGCTTTTGCAGAATCTCGCCCTGCTCAAGCGGGTCTGATTTGTCGTGGACCGAGAGGGTGCTCACGAACCACCTGACTACGGCCGCACAATCGGGCATCCCGAACTTCGCCAGAAAGTTTAGGACCAGTCCGTTGTCGGAAAACCCTTTTAACTTGCTTTCGATTCCGGAGTACATAGACCCTTGTTTTACGGCATAAGACCCATCTTCCTGCCGCGTTCTCCTATAGACGAGCCTCTCCCCCCTGGGCCTAACGTACAGGGCCTCATCGGTCGCCCCCTCATCGGAAAGCGAAAACTCGTAGCGGTATCTAGTCCCGTTGGCAATAATCGAGAAGGAGAACTCCGATGGCGCTTCACACCCCACGAAGGCCGAGCGGTAGTCGGGGGAGCCAAACGTTATCAGGCCCATGGCGCAGGCTCGGCCAAAGTCGATTGCCTTGAGTAGGTTCGTCTTGCCCGAAGCGTTTGCGCCGTATATCACCGCAGCGCTGAGGACGCCGTCGGAGTTTGTTCCGAGAGGTTTGACGGGTGCCAGGTTCTCGGGCTTCTCCTTATAGGCGTTCACGGGCAACATAGTCAGGCGCGCCTCGTCCCTAAACGAGCGGTAGTTCTTGACGCCGAACTCGAGCAGCATGTCTCCACCTTCAAGTAGAAGTCATATATTGAGATGATTATATCCAAAAAGTGTGAGTTTCTCACAATTTTAGGAGAAAAATACCCAATAAGATGTTTTCTAGACGGACACCCGCGCCCCTCATCTGATGCCGTCCTTGACTGCGGCGGTCAGGGCGACGGCGACGGACTCAAGTGCCTCCTTGCCGAGCTTGGGCACGCAGCGGTAGCGGGCCATCAGGTCGCGCTCCTTGGCGGTGAGCGAGTCGGAGTGGCGGCCGGCGAGCGAGTCTACAGAGCAGCCCAGGGCGTCGGCCACCATGCACGCCTGGGCTAGGCTCATCATGCGGTCGCCGCGCTCCCAGCTCGCGTAGGTCCTGCGCTCGACGCCGATCTTGTCGGCGAACTCCGACTGGTGGGCGTAGCCGGACTCCTCGCGGAGCCTTTTTAGCTGCAAGTTCACGGGACTTCCTCCACATTTCAAACAAAAGTACACGGTCAGTGCGCCAGAACACAAAAATCGGAACTCTGCGTATCTATAAGGAACTCAACGTGTAACAAAATTAATTACTAGGAACAGAAAGTTCCGCACAGGAAAAATGGGTTTTCTCCCCGTGCGGGGAGAATCATCCTCCGAACTTGACATTCTGCCAAGTTCGGACACCGCCTCCACAGCATCTTGAGAGCCGCATACGCAGGGCAAGCGTGGGCGCACCTCGTCGCCTCCCTGCGAAAAACGGGCCGGGGCGCATCCGGTCAAGGCGCGGCCGCGAGGCCATGGGCGGGAGAAGACGGAAGGGAGGTGCGCGTTGACCTTCGACAAGGCGGTGTTCGCACGCCGGCTCGAGCAGATACGCGAGGGCCGCGGCATGAGCAGGGAGGGCCTGTCGGCGGCGTCGGGCATAGGGGTCGAGACGCTCAAGTCGTGGGAGCTTGGGCGCACGGTGCCCAGGCTCGACATGGCCTGCAGGCTGATGGACGCGCTGGGCGTCGACATAGGCGACCTGATAGAGCCGTTCGAGATGCCGGTGACAAAGGCGGAAGTGATCCAGTTCGCCAAAGCGATGTAAAGGAGAAGGTTATGGGGATGGGAGCCGAGCAGGCCCCGACGGGTGCTTTCCAGGGCCATACCGTCGGGACCGGCGCACAAAACGGCGGGAGTACCCGTCGCGTGTACGATTATACCTACAGCATGGCGGGTTCTGTCAAAACGTGGGCCGACGCAGCGGCGCTCGCGCTGCTCCTGACATGCCCGCTGTGGGGGTACTGGGCGCTCAGGGGGCTGGCCCTCGCCATGCGCTCCCTGGGGGTGATCTAGGTGGCCCGCGAGTTCGACCCCGAGAAGGGGCGCGACTTCGTCGGGAGGGCGCACGGTTGGATCGTGACGCACCCGGCGGCGTGGCGCAGGCTCGTGAGGACCTGCGAGCGCTGCCAGAAGACGTACGGCCGCGTGAGCCGCGACCTCGTGTTCGCGCTGTGCGAGGCGGAAGGCGAGCGCGTGAGCGACGACCCGGCGTTCATGAAGGCACACGACCTGTGGAGCGCGCTGGTGCGCTACGTCATCAGGTACAGCAGCGACGACATCGAGTACAAGGCCATGGCCTCCAACATCGAGGCGGCCTACCCGGACCTGCGCGGGATGCCGGAGCTTCCGGACTGGGTGCTTGAGGGGGCGGCGTGATGGAGACGGGATCGCTGAGGTATGAGGGAAGGGTTAAGGGCCAGGGGCGGCCAAGGGGGTCGGTGGTCAGGTCTGCCGGGCGCGTGAGCGTCGGGATGCACAAGGACCCGCGCGACCGGTCGTACGAGAGGGCGCTCGCGAGCCTGTACGAGGGACCGAGGTTCCCCGAGGGCGTGCCCGTGGCCGTCGAGGTCGTCGTCATGCGGTCGCTGCCGGCGTCCCTCGAGCGCAAGACCAGGAGGGTGACAAGGCACGACGTGTTCAAGCCGGACGCCGACAACATCCTGAAGAGCGTGCTGGACGCGCTCACGGGCGTCGCCTACGAGGACGACTCCCAGGTGACCACGGCCGTCGTGCGCAAGATGGACCAGGTCCCGGCGGACGGGACCGACGTGCTTGTGGTGAGCGTGCGGGCCGACGAGGTGCTCGGCGGGGGTGACGTCGTTGAGTGCGAGCTACACGAAGGTTAGGACCGAGGGGCGCGACGGCTGGATCGAGCAGCGCCGAAGGGGCGTCGGCGGCAGCGACGTGGCGGCAATCATGGGGCTGTCGCGGTACAAGGGCCCCTACGCCCTGTGGGCGGAGAAGTCGGGGCTTGCGGAGCCCGACGACCTGAGCGGCAACCAGGCCGTGGAGTGGGGCAACATACTTGAGCCCGTCGTGGCGCAGCATTACAAGGAGGCGCACCCCGACCGCCTGGTGCGCGACGAGCGCTCGACGCTGGTGGCGAAGACGAGGCCGTGGGCCCAGGCGAACATCGACCGCTGGGTCCGCGACGGCGACGGGACCTGGGGCGTCCTTGAGATCAAGACGGTGGGCCTGCGGAGGGCGGCCGACTGGGACGATGGCGTGCCGCTCTACTACCTGACCCAGGTCACCCATTACATGTCGGTCACGGGCAGCCCGTTCGCCGACGTCGCCGTGCTCGTCGGCGGCCAGGAATACCGCGAGTACCGCGTGATGCGCGACGAGGACGACGTGCGGGCCGTCGACGAGGCCGTCGACGCGTTCTGGGAGCGCGTGCGCAGGGGCGAGCCGCCCGACGACGACGCCATGCGGGGGAGCACGGGCGCGCTCATGGGGCAGTTCTCGCGCCCGTCGGCCGAGGAGCTTGTGGCGGGCGCGGAGGAGGAGCGCGCGGTTGCCGCTTGGCTCGCGGCGAAGGCCCAGGCCGAGGAGGCCAAGGGGCGGGCGGACGCGCTGGCGGCCAAGGTCAAGCGGCTCATAGGCGACGCGTCGGGAATCAGCTGCTCCAGGGGCAGGGTCAGATGGGCGAGGGGCGAGGCCAAAAGGCTCGACGCGAAGAGGTTCAAGGCCGAGATGCCGCAGACATACGCGGCCTACGAGGTGGCGGGAGAGCGCGACATGGGCCTGAGGTTCACACCGAGGAAGGAACGGTAGATGGGGCAGATAACGAAGGCCGCCAGCGCCAAGGGCGGCAACGTGGAGAGGTTCAACGCCATGTTGGAGCAGGCGTGGCCGCGCATCGCGGCGGTCATGCCGAGGCACATGACTCCGGAGAGGGTCTACCAGGTGGCGCTCTCGGCGTACAAGACCACGCCCAAGCTCGCGGAGTGCGACCCGGCCACGGTGCTGTCGTGCCTCATGCAGTGCACGGCGCTAGGGCTTGAGCCGTCGGCCATCGACGGTCTGGGGCGAGCCTACCTCATCCCGAGGCAGAACCACGGCCGCATGGAGGCCACGTTTTTGCTCGGGTACAAGGGCATGCTCGACCTGGCGCGCCGCAGCGGCGAGCTGACGGACATCAGCGCCCGCGCGGTCAGGGAGGGCGACTTCTTCGAGTACGAGTTCGGCCTGGACGAGAGGTTGCGGCACATACCGTCGAGCGACCCCGTGGAGGTGCGGGCCATAACCCACGTCTACTGCGTGGCGCACTTCAAGGACGGCGGCCATTACATCGACGTCATGAGCGCCGAGGAGGTCGAGGCGGTGCGCAAGAGGTCGGCGGCATCCAAGACCGGCCCGTGGGCGACCGACTACGAGGCCATGGCGCGAAAGACCGTGATCAGAAGGGCGTTCCCCTACCTGCCGGTCTCGGTGGAGGCGCAGAGGGCGGCGGCCGCAGACGAGACGACGCCGCGCTTCGTGGACTCCGACGGGGTCATCTTCTCGATAGGCGACGGCGCGGGCGAAGGCGAGCAGCCGCAGCAGGTGGACGCCGAGGTGGTCGAGGGTGTCTGACGTGAACAGGGTGTGCCTCACGGGGCGTCTCGGGCGCGACCCGGACGTGAGGGCGACGGCCTCGGGCAGCACGGTGCTCGGCTTTAGCCTCGCCGTGTCCGAGAGGCGCAAGAACCACCAGACGGGGGAGTGGGAGGACTACACCAACTGGGTGAACTGCACGGTATTCGGCAACCGTGCCAAGCCGCTGTCACGCATCCTCGCCAAGGGCATGCTGGTCTGCGTGGAGGGACGCCTGAGGTGGTCCCAGTGGGAGCGGGACGGCCAGAAGCGAAGCGCCCTCGACGTCGTGGTGACGGAGCTGGTCATACCGAGCCTTCCGAAGGCCGAGGACGGCGGAGCGGAGCAGCAGGCGCAGCAGGGGCAGCCCGAGTACCAGGGGGCGTCGCACGCGCTTTGCGCGGGCCGCTCGGACGCCTACGCTGCCGGGGCCAAGGTTCGCGAGAAGGTCGGTACCATGAACTTCGACGGCTACACGGTGCCGCTCTACTCCGAGGAGGACATACCTTTCTAGGAGGTGGGCCGTGGGGGCGACGTGGTTCAAGCACGATGTTGACGCGGTCTACGACCCAAAGGTCCGCAAGCTGATACGAAGGTACGGGGCCGAGGGGTACGGGCGTTACTGGGCGCTTTTGGAGGCCCTGGCGAAGGACGCCGACGGGCTTGAGGTCGCGTCTGAGGAAGACTGGTCGACGGTTGCGGAATACTGCCTCTTCGACTTCGACCAGATTGTTGAAACTCAGGAGTTCGTCACGTTCCTTGCGAAAATCGGCCTACTTTCAACAGTCTCCCTTGGTTGTGGAAAACTGCTCTCGGAACGTATGAGCAAACAGGTTCGCAGGGCCGAGAGGACGAGCGCGAAACGCGCCGAGGCGGGTCGGAAAGGTGGGTCGAAAAGCCCATCAAAAACCGAATCAACAAGCAATTGCCAAGCAAATGCTACCGACAGATAAGAATAGATAAGATAAGAAAGACCTTAGCGCGTGCGCGCACGGTTGCCGCGAGTGGGTCGCGCCATCCGCTAGGCGGTGTGGTGTCTTCGACATCACACCGCGCCGCCTAGCGCCGGAGGCGTGCGCTAAGGTCTTAAAAACGCGCGCGTGCGCGCCCGGGCGCGGGCAGTGCCGAAAAGGGGCGCGGCGGCGTTCGGAGCCTAGTTTTCAACAAAACTTTCAACAGTGTAATCCGAACTTTCAACAGAATAGGAGAACCACGCATGAACGATGAGAAGGTCGTGCGGGAGGTCGGCGTCTCGGCGTTCGTGGCCCTGTCGCTTCTCGTGTGCGCCCTCGGGACCGTCGCGGTGACGATCGGGGCGGCCATGGTCTGGGGCGCGGGGGCCGCCTTCGTGGCCTTCGGGGCGCTCGTGTTCCTGTGGGGCGTGGTGCTCATCGTATAGCCGGGGCGGGAATGCCTCTGTGGGCCGCCGGAGACGGCCTAGGACGCGCGAAAACGGTCGGGCCGGTGTCCTAGCCCAGCAATGCATATACGAACGCTACAACCAGCGTAAAACCGATAAGGAGGGATTGGCCCATGGCAAAGTCAGAGTACGGCGGCCCGTGCATCGAGGCGGGTAGGTTCCGCGCCGTGCCGCTCGGCGGCTGCACGACGTGCTGGCAGATTCAGCGTAAGGCGGGGGGCAAGGACGGGGGTCCGGAGTACTGGAGGCCCATCGACCGCTACCCGGGCAGCATCCAGGCCGCGTGCGAGACGCTTTTCGAGATGGCCGGGTCCCAGGTGCCGGGGTGCGACTTTCCGGCGCTCCTGCGCGGCCTGGCCGCCCTTAAAGACGAGATAACGGAGACGTGCCGGGAGTGCTGCGAGGCGCTCGGCGGCAGGAGGGGATAGCGATGGACGAAAGCAAGGACACCGACGGCAGCACCGCCATGGAGCGGCTGTGCAGGGAGCTGATGGACGCCGTGGTGAGCTGCGCGCCCACGGTCTGGTGCGGGGAGCACGGCATCGGAATCCATGGCACGAGGCCGGAACAAGACCGCGAGCACGCCCGCGCCGACATCTCGCGCCGCATCGCTGAGGCCCGCGAAGAGGACGAGTCGCGCGGTGCGGTGACCATCAAGCGAGAGTGGCGCGAGAAGGCCGCCGAGCTGGACGCCCTGCGCGGGGCCGGGCGCGTCGTGCCGGAGGGCTGCCGGTGGCCGAGCTTCGGGGACGGCGGTCGGCTGGACCTCGGCGGCGAGGCGTGGACGAAGGACGGCGGGCGCGTGCGCGTCGTGGCCGTGTCGCACAGGGGCAGGGCCGCGGTCAGGCCGTGGGGGCGGAAAGACGGCAGGGGCGCGAGGTGGGTGCCGCTGTCGTCGCTGCTCGGCGAGCGCCCCGACAGCTGGTGGCGGCTGCGCGAGGACGTGCGTAAGGACTACACAGCCTACTGGGGCTGCATCGGCTTCTGCTGCGACAAGTGCCCGGCCCTCGTGGACGGCAAGAAGCCGAACGAGCGCTATGGCACGGCCGGATGCCACATGGCAAAGCAGATCGACCTCCTTGCCCGCGCCGAGCGCCTGGCGGGGGTGCAAGGTGAATAGGGAAATGGATGTGAATGGCCGCATGGCGCGCGTCTCCATCTCCGTGCGGTCGGGATGCTCTGAGGCGACGGTAAGAGTGGAGGCCAGCAACGACGGCGATAACAAGATCAACCTTGACGGCATTGGTCTTATCCGCGAGCTTGCGGCTGCCGTCGAGCGCCTGGCGGGGGTGAACGGCGATGAGCGATGAGACCGGGCGCACGGAGGCCGTGCGCGACCCCGACATGGACGGGCGATGCGAGCCCGAGGCGCGCTGGTGGAGGTGCCCGGGGTGCGGGCGGCGCTACGGGTGGCCCGCGTACGAGGTGAGCGCGAGGGACGGTGAGGCCGAGTGAGCTGCCTGATGTGCGAGCCCGAGAGGCCTGGAGGGTACGGGATCTGCCCCAGGACCCCGGACGGGTGCGGCGAGTTCGAGGCGTGGCTGTACCGCGACCCTCGCTCCGGGTGGTCCCTGGAATTCGGGCGCGAGTCCGAGTGCATGTCGGTGGGCGCGTCTTTCGGCGTGGCGCACTGCCCGTGGTGCGGCCGCAGGCTGGACGACGAGGGGGGCGGTGCCGAGTGAGCACCGTGCTGCTGGGCCCCGTAGAGGCGTTCCCCGGGGCCGTTCCGGACAAGGCCCAGGCCCTCAAGCCCCTGGAGGAGGCGGCCGAGGCCTTCGGCGCGTGGCAGTCGTGGAGGGCCTGGCTCGACTCGGGGCTGGACGACCCCGGCGGCGCGCCCCTCTCCGCCCTGCTCGACGAGCTGGCCGACTGCGTGCAGGCCTGCTGCAACCTGGCGCACGCCCTGGGCTGCTCGGACATGAGGCCCTACATGGCGCGCTGCGAGGGGAGGAACAGGGAGAGGGGGAGGCTGTGAGGGGGCGGGCCCCGATCACGTGGTGGGACGCCCGCGAGCGCCGGGGCGTGTGCCCGGTGTGCGGGAGGGCGTTCTCCACGAGGTCCAAGAACAAGGTCTACTGCTGCGAGGCGTGCCGCAGGGCGGCCGCGAAGGGGAGGGGGAAGGGTGGGGACTAACTACTACCTGAGGCCGAAGCTGGCGGCGACGGTCAAGACGTACATCGACGGGGCGGTGGTGGAGAGCCGCCGGGACTACTCGGAGCCGAGGCTGTACCTGGCTGCTCTGCCCGATGGTTTCACCGGCGACATCTCGCACGTGCTCAGGCGCGCTGATCCGGATATGGGGCTGCACATCTGCAAGGTCTCGGCCGGTTGGGTCCCGCTGTGCGAGTGCCACGAGGGGACGCTCCTGACGAGCTGGGAGGGGGTGCGCAGGTGCGTTTGCGACGGGGCGTTCGACGTCGTGGACGAGTACGGGGAGGTCGAAGGGCCCGACGACTTCATCGAGCGCGTCGAGGGCCACGCGGACGGCTACGAGCAGAGATGCCTTGACAAGGGACGCGAGGTGAGGGCCAGGAGCCACAGGCAGTACGGGGACTGGCCGGACGAGTCGGGCGTGCGGGTCGAGTGGTCGGGCTACGAGTTCCGTTAGGTCGGCTGACGCCGTCGGGAGATTCGGTCTCACCCCCAAGGAGAGGGCGGGTGAAGGTCTGAGGGCGGGGAGGTAGCTTGAGGGCTCGCGAGGTGTTTGGGGCCGCCAGGGCTGCGGCGGCGAGGATCGAGGAGCTTCAGTTCCTGTGCGAAATGGACGGTCCGCTGTCGGGAGGAGACGGAGGCCCGGGACCGAAGAACGCGGTGGGCGACCCGACGGGCAGTGCGGCGCAGTGGCGCGTCGAGGACCTTGTGGACCTTGAGCGCGAGATGGACGCGTGCCAGGACGCTGTTGCCGAGGCGCTGGTGCTCATCGACGGGGTGCTCGTGGCCTGGGGCCGCAAGTCGGCTGAGGTGCTTGAGCTTTACTACATCGACGGGATGAGCTGGGCCGATGTTGCTGACGAGGTGGACAGATCCAAGACGTGGGTGCGCTCGCATGCCCAGGTGCTTTGCGAGTGGATAGACTCGATGCCGCCGCAGTCAGTGAGGGTCGGAAAAGGCAGTGCGGAAGGTTAATTCACAAAACGTTCACCCAGAGAGTCCGACAAACTGATATTTTGCTACCGTGCGTTAATCGGTTCCTCATTGATACACATTCTCCAACGGGCGGGGCCTCCGAGCGATTCATTCGCGAGGGGGCCTTGCCCGTTTTGGTGTCCAACTGCATAGGGGGCGGTCTCTTGGGCGGTCGCGGGGCTTACAGCGCAACGGCGAAGATGCGGGCGAACGCGTTGAGCATGGACCCGGCAAAGATGACGGACGAGCAGCTCCGAGACGCGATAAAGGCCGTAGACGATGACATAAAGAAACGCGTCGCCGACATGAATGAAATTGAGTTGAGCGGCATGGTCGGAGGGTCCCCTGAGCACCAAGAGTGGCTGAGGCTTCGCAAGCAGAACCAGCAGCGACAGGAGCGGCGCAATGACCTCCAGTTCGAGCTTGACGAGCGTTGGAGGAAGGAGAACCAGCCGAGCCAGCGTGCGCGGGTGAACGGGTTCGGCGAGGCGACGAGGCGAGACATCACGTCGCCGACTTACGAGAGCGCTATGAGAAGAGACGAGAAGGCGGTCTTGAGGAACATGGGGTACTGATGGGCGGCAGGGGAGCGAGCAGTTACACGAGCAAGCTTAAGAATCGCTACGGTTCCCAGTATCACACCCTGTTGACGGCCGGGAACGTCAAGTTTGTCGAGAAGACTGGCAAGGGTTCAGAAACCCTCATGGAGACGATGACGCCAGGTCGAGTGTATGCGCAAGTTGACCGTGGGAAAGTGAAATCGATTGTCTACTTTGATACAGAAGGAAAGCGGGTAAAGCAGATCGACTTTGCGCCGCATAAGGGTAAGACGCCGCACGTTCACCATGGGTATTTGCACAACGAGTACAGCGCGAGTGGGGAGCCGACGGGGCTTACACCGAAAGAAAAGAAACTCGTTGAAAGCGTGCTAAGCACATGGGAGAATAGACCTGGCAAGTAGTAGCACAGAGTGGAGTGCCCTTGTTTGAGGAGACCCCGGCTCACATCCGGGCGCTTGCCAAGCCGTCCTTCAGGGCGGCTTTTCTTTTTGGAGGTGCGGGCGGCCATGCAGCGAGACCTCGACCTTGTTCGCTCGATTCTCCTGCGTGTTGAGGGCGCAAGGGGCGCTCTGGGGCTGGGCGACTTCGCTTCGGATGCCTACACCGACGCTGTCGTGGCTTACCACTTGCAGCTCATGGAGAACAGGGGCCTGATAGACGCGTCATTCGTCAAGGACTGGGCCGGCTCCGTGGTGAGGGCGACCGTGGGCGGCCTCACGTGGGAGGGTGCCGACTATCTGGACGCGATACGCGACGACGGGCTCTGGCGCAAGACGAAAGACGCCCTGGCGAGGGCCGGGGCGGTGACGTTCGGGGCCGTCAAAGAGGTGGCGGTGGCGGTCGCAGTGGCGAGCGCCAAGGCGTCGCTGGGGATATAGCGGTGCTTCGCCGGGGGCGGGCCTCGTAAAAGGTTCTGGAAGGGCTGTGGCCGCCTCTCGGGGCGGCTTTTTCGTTAACAACTGCATAGGGGGCGGTCTCTTGGGCGGTCGCGGGGCTTACTCGTACACGGCTTCCAGGATGCCGAGGTTCAGAAACGCGGAGATATCGAGATCGAAGATTAAGGACTACTTGGTTTCGCCGAAGAACACAGACGGGAAAGCTGCGTTCTTCAAGGCGATTGGTTACACGACGCGCAATGCAAGCAGGCTTGTGAGCGACATACGCAAGGGGCTTGCCGGGAATATTGCCATGGTGACCAAGAAAAACGGGTATGGTCGCGTGTCCATTCAAGTTACAATGGAGCTTGGGATTACAAAGCAGGCAAAGGTTATTACCGGATGGTGCATAGAGCCGGGCGAGAAGAACCCGAAGCTCGTAACGGCATATCCTTTTAAGGAGAAGTGAGCAGATGAAGCTCTATTCCGCTGTTCGGGTTGTTTCGACGGGAAGAACCGGGACAATCGTAGACTTTGACGACAAGCACGCCAAGCCCATCCACCTGGTCGAGTACACCGACACCGACGATAACGACAGGCTGGACTGGGTGGATGAGTCCGACCTGGTGGAGACGGAGCCCAGGTGGTTCCCGCCCCTGGAAGACGACGGGGAATAGAGGTCTAGCGATGGTCGAGAACAGGCGTAGCCAAGCGGATATCGAAGATCGCATCGAGAGCAACAGATACCTGTCGCTGTATGCCAGGGATAAGGCGGAGTTCGACGACATGAAGACCCGTTTCGGCGGGGATAAATACGTGACAGTAATTGACCAAAACGGAAAGCGCCACAACATGGGGAGCAAGTAGCCGTGGCGACACTTCGCGACGCGGTGTACGGCCTTGCGGTCGGGGACGCCCTCGGGGTGCCCTTCGAGTTCATGGAGCGCGGCACGTTCGAGTGCAGCGGGATGGTCGGTTTCGGCACCCACGCAAAACCAGCCGGTACCTGGTCAGACGACACGAGCCTGACGCTTGCGACCTGCGACAGCATAAGGGAGCGGGGGACGGTCGAGCCGGGCGACATCCTCCGCAGGTTCCGGGCGTGGCTGGACTTTGGCGCGTATGCCATAGGCCGAGACGTGTTCGACGTTGGGGGCACCACGGCGAGGGCCATACGCTCGGGCGTCGGATGCTCGGGCGAGCGCGACTGCGGGAACGGCTCGCTGATGCGCATAGTGCCACTGGCGTTCACCGACGCTACAGACGACGACGTGCGGGCCGTGTCGGCGATAACGCACGCTAGCCCTAGATGCACCGAGGCGTGCGTCGACTTCGTGCGCATAGCGCGCCGTATGGTTGACGGTGAGCCGGTGCGAGAAGCCATGGGAGAGCATGCCGGGGTTGCCGACGAGCCGCGCGACTCGGTGCGATCTGGCGGTTACGTGCTGGACACTATGCGCGCTGCGTTCTGGTGCGTCGCGAACACGGGGACCTATGAGTCGTGCGTGTTGGAAGCCGTCAACCTTGGCAGAGACACCGACACTACAGCTGCGGTAGCCGGGGCTCTCGCGGGGATCGTCTATGGCGTCGAATCGATTCCCGGGGAGTGGATTGACGCGCTGCGCGGCAAGGACATCATAGAGGCGTGTTTGTTCTGACGCGGGCCTGCATGATTGCGTGGTTGAGGGTGTTGGCAGAATATGGGAAAATGAACAGCGCGGAAAGTAGCACAGTACGAGGAGTGCCCTTGTTTGAGGAGACGTAGGTGCAAATCCTACCGCCGCGTAAGCCGTCCTTCAGGGCGGCTTTTTTCGTATGCGAGGCCCTATGGGGCGGCCCTGGGCGGCCTCCTATCCTCCTCACCGTCCAGGCTCGCGCCATGGGGCCTTTACCTAGTAATAGATATATATAAAGGTCTTTAAGGTCTTTATGGGTGTGTGTATTTGCCTGGTATACGTTATATAGGGGGGCTGGTGCCATGGGGTCTAGCCGCTATGCGAACGGGCACAGGCGAAGGCAGCTCAGGGCCAGGCTCAGGGCCCAAGGGTTGCCGTGCGCCATATGCGGCCAGCCCATAGACTACGACCTGCCTGCGGGCGACCCCATGAGCTTCGAGGTTGACGAGATCATCCCCGTTGCGCTGGGCGGGTCGTGCCTGGACTATGGGAACGTGCAGGCGGCGCACAGGATATGCAACCAGCGCAAGGGGGCGCGGATGTACGTGACCCTTGAGGCCCCGGGCGTCGAGAGGCGCGCCGTCGAGGGAGAGTTTTTCTCGCAGATGGAAGGCTGGTAGCGCAGGGGTGGGGGGTGCCCCCTCCCCCGGGGGGCCGGCGAGCCACCTTGCACTGCGCCTAAATCCCCCCGATGCACTTTTTATAAATGGAACACCCAACGTTTTCGCATGTAATGTACCGAATCCATACACGACGGGGGAGGTGTTTTGTACCGTGCTGATACAAAACCTCATCCCCTACGAGCGAAACGCCCGCGTGCACTCGGAAAAGGACCTGGCCGACCTCATGGAGTCGATACGGGAGTTCGGCTTCCGGGGCCGCATCCAAGTCGTGTCGCCGGACAACCCCGTGATCGTGAACGGGCACGGCCGCGTGGAGGCCTGCAAGCGCCTGGGATGGGAGGAGTTCCCGGACGGCAACATCGAGTACGTCGGCGACCTCGACGAGGAGCAGGTCAAGGCCTACCGCATCGCCGACAACAAGGTCGCCGAGGGGAGCCGCTGGAACAAGGCGCTCTACCGCTCCGAGGTGAACAGCATCGGCAAGCTCGACATGAGCCGCTTCGGCTGCGACTTCAAGAGCAAGGTGCTGCCCTACGGTGCCGAGAGGTTCAAGACCGACAGGGGTTACAACCTCGACATCGTGGGCCGCAGGGACTGCAACCCCGACGGCATGCCGATGCTCAAGGGCTGCATGGTCAAGCCCGACGGCCTCATGGGGTTCAACTACGCAAAGAGCACGCCGGGCGATGCAAAGCGCTCACAGGGGTGCCACTTCTTCGTCGACGACTACCAGTTTGAGCGGCTGTGGACTAATCCACGGGCGTATTTAGATTACTTGTTAGATTACCAGTGCGTCCTGACGCCGGACTTCTCACTTTACATGGACATGCCGCTGCCGATGCAGGTCTGGAACCTCTACCGCTCGAAGGCGATAGGGCGGTGGCTCCAAACGAACGGCGTGAAGGTCGTGCCGACCCTGTCGTGGGCGCAGCCGGAAACGTACCGCTGGGCCTTCTCGGGGCTCCCGAAGCGCTCGACGGTCGCCGTGAGCACGGTGGGCGTCAAGGAGAGCGACGAGTCGTTCGCCGCGTGGTGCGACGGCATGGCCGAGGCCATGCGGACGCTCAGGCCGCGCCGCGTTCTGCTCTACGGGGGAGACGTGGGCTTTGACTTCGGCAGGTGCGAGGTCGTGAGCTACAGGAACGCGGTCACAGACAGGATGGCGGCTAGACCATGAGCGGCAGAAGAAACGATGCTGCGGTGATTAACAGCGACGCAAGGGCGACGGCGAACGACAGCGCGGCCCACGGGTTGGCACGCCGTGCGGTTCGCCTGGATTCAAGCGCTTCGAGGCGTGCGCGTTCGGAATCCTGCTCCAAGCGCCCGAGGTGTTCGAGCAGATCGCAGAACGAAGGGTCGTCGGCAAGCGTCCTTGGCTCCTGCGGCGTGGACACCCTGCGCGATGCCGTAATCGGTATGTCTAGCGGGTCGTGGTCGGAAGTGGCCATTCCGGTCTCCCTGATGGCTGTCGATGCGGTTCTGGTCTTGGCAACCATAGCAAACGTCGCGAACGGTTTTGACCGCGTGGCGCAGGCGCTTATCGTGCTCGCCCCAGTGGTTGTCGCTGCGGTTTCGACGTTCGTGCTCTCAGAGAGGATGGCGCATGGGCGGTAAGAGGTTCGCGCTGCTGCTGGTCGCCGCATACGCGGCGGTCTTCCTGTTGGCGCTGATCAGCGGCGGGGCGCTCGGATCGCTGCTCGCCATGGCGTCTTAAGAGATGCCGAGCTGCCAGCCGAGGTAGACGCCGAGAAGGGTTCCGGCGATGCCGAGGACGCCGCCGAAAAACGCGCTTGCGAGCGCTACGCAGAAGTCGTGCCGCCACTGCTTGCGCGTGTCATCCTTCCTGTCGCGGGCACGCTGCTCGTGCTTCTCGACCGCCCAGTGGGCCATAGGAGAGAGCAAAACGCACGCGCCGTTCACCTCGGTAAAGACAAGACCAAGGCGCGAGAACTCGGCATACATGCCCTTGACCTTTTCTCCGCCTTCTTTGATGCGCGCGGAGGAGAAGGCGGCAAGGTCGCTTCCGTGGTCTACAAGAGATTTGAGCTCGGAGACCTCCTCGGAGGTCAGGGCGTCGACGTCGAACGCCTGCCGCTTGAAGTCGCGCTCAAAGTTGCGCCCCGTCTTCTCTGCAGACTTTTCGAGTGTTTTCACGGCGGCTGCAACGCCGTCGATGCTCTTCTGGAGCTTGGCGTACTGGTCGGTCATGTTTCCTCCGGCTGTCGGGGCGTTCGGCACGAATCGTATCACAGCGTAAAAACCGAAAGGCAAGGTGGGGCATGGGTGGCAGAGGTGCCTACAGCATGACGTTTTGGGCTAACAGCGGTGTTTCCAACAGAAGTGGTTCTAAGGACGTAACTTCAAAATACAAAGGGATGACTCTCGCGCAAGCAGAAGATGTTATCAGGGGCATCAAGGGGCACGAAGAGGCCGTTATCTTCGATAGAAACATGAAGGTAATCGCTGCGTATTCGGGCGGTTCGGGAAGCGTAGGGCTGCCCGATAGCCTTAAAGGTAAAGACGGCATCACAATTACACATAATCATCCAACCGGCATTACTGGCTACGGAGCCGTATTTTCGCCGTCGGATATCTCATGGTTTGCATCGTCGAAGGCGTCGGAGATACGAGCGGTTGGTGCTGGGCAGGGCGAATACGTATACTCAATTCAAGTCAGAGGAAAACAGTCGTCCACCGGGGTTAAGTATGCAAAGTCCCAACTCAACCTCTGGGCGCATTCTGTCAAAAGTGATGTAACGCCAAAGGAGAGTGGTGGTACTGGTAAGCTTCAGGATGACTACCAGAAAATGTATAATGGATACAGGAAGCAGGGCATGTCCTCGGGGCAGGCAAGGCACGCCGCATGGCAGCAAGCGACTGGAAAGCTCGAACGGAGTCTAAGCGACAAGGCAGCGTCACTGAAGTCTAATGGGGTTATCTATTACTCCAAGAACAAGAAGTACGACGTCAATAGATAGACGGTGACTCTATGAAAGAAAAAGTGTTCAACTACATGCAGCGCAGCGCCGAGCTTATGCAGCAGGGAGTACCAGACGAGGAAGCTATCGCCATTCTGGCAAAAGAGGAGGCGGAGGCCGATTTTACCGTGCTTGATGACGGCGCTTGGTTCCAGCTTCTCAACGATATACGCGACATGGACCTAGAGTCTGGCTATCAGGAAGAGTTGGCGCGCGAAAGGGAATCCGACGCCAAAAATGTTCCATTAGAGGAGTAGTGTGTTCACTCCCGAGGGCGAGGTAGAGTACATGAAGTACGAGAAGTGGCTGAGCGACGAGAACTTTCAGTTTAGCCCCAACTTCGTTCCGACGCCGGACACGCCGCCGGAGGCCGTGGAGTACTACAAAGACATGTATCGAGCGTGCTTCCCCATGATTGACTTCGACGCGCCGGACTTCACGTGGCCCGTCGGGATAGGGCTCAGCTGCTAGGTGAACCGTGACGTAAGGGGCGGCCGTGACAGAGGACGATAAGCGTAAGCGGTTCATGGTCAAGCAGGCGAAGCGCGAGCTTAAGGCGGCCATGGCGGCGCTAGAGCTTGAGAATATCGAGCTTCGGCGGGAGAACGCATACCTGGAGCGCCGGGTGGAAGAGGAAAGCCGCAGGCTCGCCAATGGCTAGCGTGATGGGGTAAGCACGGCAAAACATAGGGTTCCAATCAAAGGCCGCTAAACCGAGCGGCTTTTTTCGTTTAGGAGGAGAGATGGAAAAGACCGCAACCAAGTTCGTGGGCCTGGGGGTGCTGGACGTCTTGGGGGTGGCCTTCGTCGTCTTGAAGCTGTGCGGCGTGATCTCGTGGTCGTGGTGGGCAGTCCTGGCCCCGTTCTGGGTGCCGCTTGCCATGCTGGTCCTCATCTTCCTGGTGCTGCTCGCCGTCGCGGCCGTGAAGGGGTAGCCGTGCTTGAGAAACCGGCGTCTGTGGCGAACGACCCGTACAAGAGCGCGAAGTGGGACGAGATAACGGCATCCCGCAGGTTCAAGGAATCCGACGCGCCCATGCTGGCGCTGCTGTGCCAGTGGTACTCGATAGCCCAGAGGTGCATGGACGACATCGACGAGGTCGGCGGCCAGGTTGCCTACACAAACGACCTGGGCGACCTCAAGGCGCTCCCGCAGATCGCGACCATGAAGCAGGCGAGCGCCGAGATACGGCAGCTCAACAAGCAGCTCGGCATAGAGGGCTCGAACGAGGAGGCGGACGCGGCAGACGATGACGACATCCTCGACTTCTGCGCCCGCCGCCGCGCGAACCGGGGCGCAAGAGCCGCGTCTTAGGGTAGAGCCGAGGGGCGTTGCCCTGACCGACGGGCCCGACGCGGCGGAGCTCCTGCGCGCCTACTGCTTCTCCCCCGACCCGTGGCAGGAGCTGGTGCTGAACGCCTGGTGCGCGGTCGAGGAGGACGGCTCGCCGCTCTACACCACCAACGTCCTCGACGTGCCGCGCCAGAACGGCAAGAACGGCGTGTGCGAGGGCTGGGAGTTCCAGGCGATGGTCCTGGGCGGCGAGAAGATCCTGCACACGGCTCACCAGGTCAAGACGGCGGCCAAGAGCTTCAAGCGCCTGTGCAGCTTCTTCGAGGACAAGCGCCACAAGAGAATCTGCAACATGGTGGAGTGCATACGACGCACGAACGGCGAGCAGGGCATATACCTCAAGAACGGTGGGCTCATCGAGTACTCGGCGCGATCGCGGGGCGCGAGCCGAGGAAACACGTACTCCACGGTCGTCTACGACGAGGCCCAGGAGCTTACCGACGACCAGGTCGAGGCGCTTATGTCGACGATCGCGGCGTCGCCGACCGGCTACCGCAAGCTCATATACATGGGCACGCCTCCCGGCCCGAACAGCCCGGGGACCGTCTACCAGCGCGTGCGCAAGGCGGCCATAACCAACCCCAGCCCGCGCACGTGCCTGCACGAGTGGGGCATCGGGGAGTTCCTGTCGTCGGAGCGCTTCGAGGACCTCCTTGACGCCGTGTACGAGGCTAACCCGGCCATGGGGATACGCCTCGACGAGGAGTTCACCCAGGAGGAGTGGCGCACCATGACGCCCGACGGCTTCGCGCGCGAGCGCCTGGGGTGGTGGAGCGAGCAGGCTGCCCAGAGTGCCATAAAGCAGTCGCTGTGGGCGTCGTGCGCGGTCGACGAGCGAGGGGCAGAGGGGGAGGGCGTCAAGACCTACGGCGTCAAGTTCACCCCGGACGGGGAGCGCGTGGCGGTCGTGGCGTGCAGGCTCGACCCGGCGGGGAGCGCCTACATCGAGCTGGTGTGCCTGGCGTCGACTGAGTCCGGCGTCCGGTGGGTGGCCGAGATGCTGTGCGACGAGGAGCGCGCCGAGCGCACGGCGGCCGTGGCCGTCGACGGCAAGAGCGGCAAGGACGCGCTTCTCGACAAGCTGAGGGGCGAGTACCCCAGGCAGGCGCTGCCCAAGGTGGGGCCCGCCGAGGTGGTGGCGTCGACGACGATGCTCGTGGACGCCCTGAAAGAGGGGGCGCTCTCGCACTGGGCGCACGACACCCAGAGTCTTCTCGACGAGAGCGCGTGCAAGAGCGTGAAGCGCCCGGTGGGCGACGGAGGCGGTTGGGCGTTCGGCGGAGACGAGAGCGCCCCTATGGAGGCCGCGTGCCTCGCGTACTGGGCGGCGAAGACAACGAAGAGAGACCCCGAAGGGGGGTGCGTGATCCTGTGAGCATGAGGGCGTCCCTATACCAGGTCAACCCGGCGACCATCGGCCTCGACGGGAAGGAGTGCGGCCTTTTCAACCGGCTCCTGTACGAGTGGGGGTCGCACCTGAACTCGAACCTGCGCAACGAGGCCTATTACAACTTCGAGAAGGTCGTGCAGAACCTCGAGCGCGGACTGCCCGAGCAGATGCGGGGCATGCGCGCCGTGGTGGGATGGCCCGCCAAGGCGGTCGACGCGCTGGCGGCCAGAAGCGTCTTCATGGGCTTCACCAGCGACGGGAGCGCCGCCGAGGACCTGGGCGACGTGGTGCGGGCGAACGACCTGCGCGAGCTGTACCGGCAGGCGGTGACCTCGCAGCTGATGCACTCGTGCGCCTTCTTCACGGTGTCCAAGGGGGCGGCGGGCGAGCCGGACGTGCTTGTGAGCCCATACAGCGCGTCGAACGCCGCAGGGGTCTGGGACGTGCGCAAGAAGCGCATCAAGGCCGGCATCGCCATCGTGGACGTGACCGAGGACCAGACGGGCAACCAGACGCCCAGCTGGGTGAACATGTTCACGGACGAAACGACGTATGTCTGCCGCAGGGCGAGGAACGGCCGCTGGGTGGTCGACAGGCTGGAAAACCCGCTGGGCCGCCCGCTCATCGAGCCGATCCGGTACAAGCCGCTCCTCGACAGGCCGTTCGGGCAGAGCCGCATCAACGCCGCGGTGCGCTCCATAACCGACGAGGCGATACTGGCGACCACCAACGCGGCCGTTGCGAGCGTCTTCTACACCTGGCCGCAGCGGTACATGATGGGGGTCGACAAGAAGACCGCCGAGGCGTTTGCGAGCAAGAAGATAGAGTCGTACATCGACCGCATGCTCATGGTGACGGCCAACAAGAACGGCGACGTGCCGCACTACGGGCAGCTCCCGCAGATGTCGATGCAGCCGCACAGCGACTACCTCCAGACCCTCGCCAAGCGCTTCGCGGGGGAGACGAGCGTGCCGCTGTCGAGCCTGGGGATCGTGTTCGACAACCCTTCGAGCGCGGAGGCGATGTACGCGGCCCAGAACGACCTCATCGTCGAGGCCGAGTGGCTCAACGCGAGCAACGGCCAGGCCCTGCGCAACGTAGCCCTCATGGCGCTGAGCTGCCTGCGGGGCACCACGATAGAGGCCCTTCCGAAGGACGACCTGACAATTGAGGCGCGCTTCGCGAACCCGGTGCGGCCCTCCATGGCCGCCAGGGCGGACTTCGCGCTCAAGGTGGCCTCGGCCGTGCCCGAGTACCCGCAGACGACCCAGTTCTGGCGCGACCTCGGGTACGACGAGGCGGAGATACGCGAGGTCATGCGCGACACACGGAGAATCCGCGCCCAGCAGCTGGCCCAGGCCATGGCCGCGCAGCAGCAGGCGCAGGCGGCAGGCGGTGGGGGCGAGTGAGCGTGGACGTCGGGTCGTACGACGGCTCCATAGCCAGCGCCCGGGGGCAAGCCAGGGAGTTCGTATTCCACAGGCTGTCGCAGATGGGGGACGGTCTGGCAATCGACGAGGTGCGCAGGGCGGCGGCCGAGGCCCTTGAGGAGGCCTACGGGGTCTACGGAGACCTCGGGGCGTCGCTTGCGGCCGACCTCTACGACCAGATCGTGAGCCTGGCGGGGAAGGAGCTCGACCCGGCGCAGCCGGTCAACGAGTACCCCGACGGAGAGCCGTGGGCCTACGCGGGGTACGCAGCGTCAAAGGAGCTCGACGGGGACGAGCCGGACGAGGGGGCGTTCGCCGACATGATCGCGGCGAAGGCCGCCCAGAGGGTGACGCTTGCGGCGAACCGGACCGTCGAGGAGAACGCCGGGCGGGAGAGGGACCGGGCCGCTGGCATCCGATGGGCGAGGGTGCCGACGAGCAAGAACCCGTGCGGGTTCTGCATCGTGATGGCTTCGAGGGGGTTCGTGTACACCTCGCAGGCTATGGCGGGCGACGGGCTGGGGCCTTACAACAGCTACCACGACCACTGCACCTGTAAAGCGGTGCCAGGTTTCGAGGGCATGCAGCTAGACGGGTACGACGAGGCGGGGTACCTGAAGCAGTACGAGGCCGCTGCGGGCAAATCTGGTCCTGCGGACATAGACGACATAGCGAAGGCCATAGACAAGGCGAACGGACGCCAGGCCCACAAGAAGAAAAAGTAAACACGGTGACTAGGGCCCCGCAAGGGGCCTTTTTCATGCGCGCTAAGCGCCGCACGGCGCAGGCGCGGCAAGGGGACCGCCGCACGGCGGCCCACGGATTCGCATGGCCGCACGGCCGGTTAGGAGACCTCATGGACCCCGAGAAAGACGACGAGACGACCGGCACCGAGCAGGTGCGGGAGACGCCCCAGGAGGAGCCCGAGACGCTTGAGGACGAGCCCGACTACAAGGCGCTCTACGAGGCCGAGAAGAAGAGGGCCGACAAGCTCAAGGAGACGGGCCGCAAGTGGGAGCGCCAGGCAAAGGCCAACAAGGACGCCGCCGAGAAGCTGGCCCAGGCCGAGGCCGAGAAGGCCGAGGAGCAGGCGAAGGAGGAGCGCGCAAAGGCCGTCTCGGACCTGGCCGCCTCGACGGGGGTCCCGAAGGAGGTCCTTGAGGCCTGCGGTGCCGAAGGCGACGCGCTCAAGGCCTTCGCGCAGGCGGCGGCCCCGCACTTCAGGGCGGAGACCGTGCCAGAGGTCCCGGGCGACGGCAAGTCGGCCGGGAAGGTGGAGCCCGACGAGATGAAGAAGTTCGTCCACGGGCTATTCAACAAAGACTAGAAAGGAATAGCGGATGGCGCTCGATACCAGCAAGATCACACTGCCCAAGAACGTTTCGACCGAGGTGCTCAACAAGGTGCGCGACACCTCGACCATCGCGACGCTGTCGCCATCGACCCCGCAGCTCTTCACGGACACGGAGTTCATGTTCTTCTCTGCGGACGCGGAGGCCGAGGTGGTGGCCGAGGGAGGCACCAAGGGCTCGCACGAGTACTCCACCGAAGCGATCGCCGCGAAGCGCGCCAAGATCGTGACCACCACCCGAGTCAGCTCCGAGCTGAAGTGGGCCGACGAGGACAACCAGCTGTCCATCATCAGCCAGATCCAGCAGGACCAGTCGCGGGCCATGGGCCGCGCGCTGGACTACATCGTGTACCACGCGGTAAGCCCCAAGAGCGGCCTCGCCATCAGCGACGCAACCGGCCTCTTCTCCGACGCGAAGGTGAAGAAGGTGACCGCGTCCGACGACGTGGTGTACGACCTCGACGCGCTGTTCGACGCCGTGGCGGACGAGTGGGAGATCAACGGCATCGCCTTCTCGCGCAAGCTGGCGAGCGTGCTGCGCAAGGTGCGCCATCCAACCACCCTTGAGCGCTACTACGGCGACGTGCCGCTTAACCTTCAGATCGGCACCTTCGAAGGCGTGAGCGCCGCGACCTCGGGCACGGTGTCCGGCCGCAAGTGCAAGACCGACCCCAAGACCCTCGCGGTGTGCGGAGACTTCAGCCTCATCAAGTGGGGCATGGTGCGCGACATGACCGCCGAGGTCATCGAGTACGGCGACCCCGACCAGACCGGCGTGGACCTCAAGGCGCACAACCAGATCGCGTACCGAACCGAGGCCATGCTCGGCTACTGCGTGCTCGACCCGAGCGCCTTCGCGGTGCTCAAGGGGGACGGCTACGACGCCGGCAAGGCCTTTAGCAAGATGGTCTACTCCGTCCCGGCCGTCACGACCCCCAGCGGCAGGGCGTCACAGGGCTCGGGCGGCGGCCAGGAGTCCGGCGGTGATGGCCAGGAGGAGACGCAGGCCGCCGCAAAGGCAAAGAAGGCCTAGCGTGGGCGGTTTCGACCCGGCGGCCCCCTTCGCGACCGTCGAGGACCTTGAGGCGGCGTGGAGGCCCCTCGAAGGCGACGAGCGCAAGAGGGCCGAGAAGCTGCTGGGATGGGCGGAGGGGCGCTTGCGGGCGCTCCTGCCGCCTGGCTGGGAGTCGGACCCCGGCATCACCTCGAACCTTGAGATGGTCGCCGTCGAGTCCGTGCGCCGACAGATGTCTGGGCCCGCGATCCCGGCGACCCAGATGAGCCAGGGGGCCGGGGGCTACACGGCGTCGGTGCAGCTGGCGAACCCGTCGGGCGACTGGTACCTGACGGGCGCGGAGAAGGACCTGCTGGGCATCGGCGGGTGCGTGGTCGTTTCCGTGGGGATGGTGGGCGGATGCTCGACTTTTGCCTGATGCAGACCGTCGCCGTGACGGTGGCCCACAGGGAGCAGGTGGGCATGGACGCCTACGCGGCCCCGGTGTACCGCCTGGTCGAAGAGGTCGTTGAGGGGTGCCTGGTGGAGCCGGGCGCTACCGCCGACCTCGACGCCTCGCGGCCAGAGGGGGTCACGGCGGCGCTCAGGGTCCACTTCCCGAAGTCGTATACGGCGAGCCTGCGCGGGGCGACGGTCACCTACGGAGGACGCTCCTACCCGGTCGTCGGCGACCCCGCCCCGTACATGCCGGCGAACACGCCGGGCCCGTGGAACCGAACCGTCGAATGCGGGGCCTGCGATGGCTAGGCGCGTCGAGGTGAACGTCGGGGGCGTGCGCCAGGTGCTCAAGTCGAAGGGCGTGCGCGACCTGCTTGCCCGGGAGGCCTCGAGGGCCGCGGCCCGGTGCAACGCGGCCTACTCACTGCGCACGCGCCCCGAGGTCGAGCCCTACGGCCACAGCGTGGAGGAGCACCGCGTGGTGGCAGTGGGGCGCGTGTTCACGAAAACGAAGCTCGGGCGCATAGACAACGCCCGCAGCAACACGCTCAAGAAGGGGACGGGGTGGTGACCGTGGCGTTCGACGTGGTCGCGGCGCTCGTGGCGTGGCTTCCCGGGGCCGTGGGGGCACCGGCGTTCGCCGAGGTGCCAGGGGAACGCCCCGGGGAGTTCGTCACCGTGGAGCGCACGGGGGGCGGGTTCTCGGTGGGGGTCGACCGCCCGGCGCTCGCGGTGCAGGCGTGGGCGGCCAGCAACGCCGAGGCCGCCGGCCTGGCGCTCAGGCTGCGCGACGCGCTTGCCCTGCGCTGCGCGGCCGAGGTGCCGCAGGTTTGCCGCTGCGGGGTGGAGGGCCTCTACAGCTTTCCCGACCCGGATTCGAGGCAGAGCCGCTACCAGCTCTCCGTTTACATGACAACGAGGCCATAGGAAGGAAGACGCATGGAAGAAGAGATGTTCGACGCCGAGAACGTAGGCATCGGAAAGGGCAACCCCAACGGGTACGCCTGGGTGGCACCGAAGGGGACCAAGCTGCCCGTGGACGCCAAGGAGGCGATACCCGATGGGTTCGTGAGCATGGGGTACGTCAACGACGAGGGCGTGGTGAACTCGACCGAGGCAGACAGCTCCGACATCAAGGACTGGGCGGGCCGCGTCATCAAGAAGGTGCAGAACAGCTTCTCGGAGACCTACCAGGTGGGGTTCCTCGAAGGCAGGACGTCGGTGCTGAAGACGTACTACGGCGACGAGAACGTCGAGGACGACGGCAAGGGCGGCGTCACGGTCCGCCACAACGGGGCGTTCACGGAGGAGCGCAGCTTCGTCATCGAGACGCTGCTCACCGAGACCGTCATCAAGCGCACCGTAATCCCGCGAGGCTGCATCTACGACCGAGACGACGTGGAGCACAACAGCGAGAACCCGGTCGTGTACAAGGCGACCATCACGGCGCTCCCGGACGCCTCCGGCAACACCTCGTATGACTACTACTACAACACGGCGACCGGCTCCGCGAGCGATTCCGTCGACGAGGGCTAGGAGGGGCAGTGGCTGAGAAGGTCAAGGCGGAAGGCATCAAGCGCCCCGACTCGGTGCGGGTGGAGGCTATGGGCGTCTCGGCGCAGGTACGCACCGACGCGCTGGACGACTACGACGTGCTGTGCGCCATCGACGAGGCCGGGGCTGACAGCTTGCGGGGGATGCTCCTGTTCGTGCGCGCCGTGCTCGGCGACGAGTACGACCGCGTCATCGACGAGCTGCGCGACGGGGACGGGCGGCTGCCCATGAGCCGCGTGGCGCAGTTCGTGGGCGAGGTGCAGGAAAAGGTATCCGCACTAAAAAACTAGCGTTCCTGCGCGAGGCGCTGCGGCTGCACCGCGACGAGCTGGAAGCGGACATGCACGAGGTGTACGGCGTCGACATCGAGCGGCCCGGCTGCTCGCTGGCTCACCTGGCGTGCCTGGCGGCGCAGCTGGGCCCGCGCTCGCGGCTGTTCAGGGCCATGGACCCGGCGTGCGCGTGGGGCGACGCCGAGTACATAGCGGCCGTGCAGGCAGACGCCCTGGCGTGCCTGCGCTACGAGCTGGGAGGCTGCAAGGGGTCGCCGCCGAGGCCGCTGCCCAGGCCGGGCGAGCGCAGGGGCGGCGGGGTGCCGAGGCGTGCGAACGTGAGCCGCGAGCGCCTGGACGCGATCCTGGGGGCACCGAGGGCGTGAGGGGCGGCGGGGCCGCCCCTCGCATCGACAACTGCAAAGGGGGCGGCCAATGGCAGAGGTGGCAAGCGCCTACGTCACCCTGATACCGCATTTCAAGGACCTGTCGGGCTACATCGAGGGGGCCCTGGGGGGCACCAAGGCGACCTCGTCGGCCGCCGCCGCCGGTTCGAAGGCCGCGTCGTCGTTCGCGTCGTCGTTCGCGGGCGGCGCGATCATGGGGGCGGTGTCGTCTGTGGTCTCCTCGGCCATGGGGGCCATATCCTCGTCGCTCGGCAGCGCCATCGCGCGCGTCGACACCATGAACAACTTCCCCCGGGTTATGGAGTCGCTGGGCTTCTCGGCGGACACCGCCCAGGGCTCCATAGACCGCATGGCGTCGCGCATCGACGGGCTGCCCACGGCGCTCAACAGCCTGGTCTCCATGACCCAGCGCCTCACGGCGACGACGGGGGACCTCGACTACGCGACGACGCTGTCCATCGCGCTCAACGACGCGCTGCTCGCGGGCGGGGCCTCGACCGTCGACGTCGAGCGCGCGCTGGTGCAGTACACCCAGGCCCTGGCGAAGGGCAAGCCCGAGATGGAGGACTGGCGCACCCTGCAGGAGGTCATGCCGGGCCAGCTCAACGCCATAGCCAAGGCCATGATGGGGGCCGACGCATCGTCCAACGACCTGTACCAGGCCATGAAGGACGGCGTCTTCACCATGGAGGACTTCAACGCGGCCCTCATAACCCTGGACAACGAGGGCATGGAGGGCATGGCGTCGTTCGAGCAGCAGGCGCGCAGCTCCACCAAGGGCATCGGCACCGCCATGACCAACGTGGGGAACCGCGTGTCCAAGGCGCTCGGCTCGGTCATCGAGGCCATAGGCCCCGACGCCATAGCGGGGGCCATAGACCGGTTCTCCTCGGGCATCGTGGTGGCGGGGAACAGGGTGGCGTCGTTCGTCTCGTCGGTCAAGGGGTCGCTGTCGTCCCTGGTCGGGAAGGTCAAGCAGACGGGGGAGTACGCGGCCCTGTCGGAGGCCGTGGGGCGGCTCAGGGAGGCCTTCGCGTGGCTCAAGCCCGACATAGACGGTGCCGTGACGTCGCTCATCGAGAGCGACGGGGTGTTCGGCGCGGTCCGGGGGGCGGTCGGGGCGCTCGCCTCGGGCATCGACAAGGCGGCGTCCTACATGAACCTGTTCAAAAGCAAGGCCGAGGAGTGCGGTGCGTTCGAGGCGCTTTCCTCGGCGCTGGGAGTCCTCGGGAAGCTCGCGGACGAGGCAAGGGGGGTCTTCTCGCAGTTCGTGGACGGCCTGACGCGGGGGAGCGACCCCCTCGCGAGCGCGTCGGGACTCGTCTCCGGGGCTGCCCAGGGCCTTCGCGACTTCGCGGTGGCGGCCCAGCGCGGGTTCGCCCACGCGCGCCTGTTCCTCGACAGGCTAGCCGACAGCGGGGCGGTCGGACGCCTCGGGGAGTCGCTGGGCGGCCTCGTGGGCTCGGTCGGCGACTTCGTAGGGGCAATCGCCGGCTCGCTCGGTGAGATCCTGGGCTGGAACGACGGGGTCGGCGGGACGAGCGCCGCCGCCGACCTGGCGGTGTGGGCGATTGACGGCCTGTCGGGCAAGATGGACACGCTGAGCGCGGTCGTTCAGGCCGCGGCACCGCTGGTGCAGTCGCTGTTCGAGGCCGCCATGCCGGCGGTTAAGGCTGCCGTCGAGTCGGCTATGCCCGCGGTGCAGGCGGCGTTCGAGACGGCCCTGCCGCTCGTGCAGCAGGCCGTCGAGACGGCCATCCCCGTGGTGCAGTCGCTGTTCGAGACGGCCATGGGCGTGGTCGGCTCCGTGGTCGAGGCCGCCGTCCCGGTCGCCCAGGCCCTGTTCGAGTCGGCGCTCCCGGCGATGCAGGCCGTCGTCGAGACCGCGCTGCCCGTGGTGCAGTCGCTGTTCGAGACGGCCCTGCCGCTCGTGCAGCAGGCCGTCGAGACGGCCATCCCCGTGGCCCAGGGATTCTTCGAGTCGGCGCTGCCGGCCATGCGGAGCGCCGTGGAGACCGCGATGCCCGTCATCCAGTCGGCGGTGGAGACGGCAATGCCACTCGTGCAGGCGGCGGTGGAGACGGTGCTGCCGCTCATCCAGGGGTTCTTCGAGACGTACTGGCCGCAGATGCGGGAGACGGTCGAGAGCGTCATGGGGGCCATACAGATGGCCGTGGACACGGTCATGCCCATAGTCCAGGGCGTGTTCGAGGCCGCGTGGCCCACCGTGCAGGCCGTCGTGGTGAGCGTGTTCGGCATCATCCAGTCGGTGGTGTCCACCGGCATGGACTTCATCAACACCGTCATCAGCGTCATAACCTCGGTGATCCAGGGAGACTGGGAGGGCGCGTGGGACGCCATCAAGACGTTCCTGTCGAACGCGTGGGAGAACATCAAGTCGGCGGTGAGCGACGCAATCGGCAACGTCTGGGAGACCATCTCCGACAAGGTGGAGTCGATCAAGTCGTTCTGGTCCGAGGCCTGGGAGAGCGTCAAGTCGAAGCTCTCAGAGGCGTGGGAGAACATCAAGTCGTCGGTGAGCGAGGGCGTCTCGAACGTCGTGCAGTTCTTCACCGACCTGCCGGGCAACATCATCAGCGCCCTGGGCGACGTGGGGTCGATGCTGTGGCAGGCCGGCTCCGACATCATCGGCGGGTTCTTCGACGGCCTGAAGAGCATGTGGAGCGACGTGACGGGGTGGTTCGAGGGCATCGGCGACTGGATCGTTGAGCACAAGGGCCCGCCCGCCTACGACGCCGTGATGCTCGTCAAGAACGGCCAGCTCATCATGCGCGGCCTCAACCGGGGCCTTGAGAGCGGCTGGGGCGAGACGCGCGGGCTGCTGAGGGGCTACACCGAGGAGATGGCGCGGGCCGGGGAGGCCATGGCCGTGTCGGCGTCGTTCGACGCGCGCGGGCCCGTTGCCCGCTCTTCGAGGGCCTCGGCGGCGCGCGGGCCGGCCTCGGCGGGCGTGGTCATCCAGAACATGAACATCAACGCGCGCGACCTGCGCGACGTCAAGACGGTCGAGCAGTTCAGCGCCCGGGTGCTCGGGCGCGAGCTGGCCGTGCTGTAAGGGGGTCGGTGTATGGCAGAGGCCTACGGCAACGCGGCCGACCGCTGGCGCTCCAAGGTGGTCGCGGGGGTCGTCTCGACGACCGACACCACGGCCACGGTGCGCTGCTCGGTCTACTGGTGCTCCATAGGCTGGGGCTTCCAGGTCTACGGCTCCGTCGCATCGGCCAACGTGGGCGAGCACTCCACGGGCGACGTGGAGTTCTGCGCCTACAGCGAGACGGGGGCCTCGGTCGAGACCCTGGTGACGACGGCGGAGCACACCTACGAGCGGGGCGGGGCCGACTACGCGGTGGCCTGCGGCGGAAGCGTCACCCTGCAGGGCGGCTACCACGACGGGACGTCGTCGGCCTCTCTCGGCGTGACGGTGCCCGCGCGGGTCCTCGCCAGGCCGGGAGCGCCGATGCTCACCGCCCCTTCGAGCGTCGGCCCGGGCCAGCCGCTGAGCCTCTCGTGGGCGAAGTCGGCCACGCAGGGCAACGCGGGGTTCCTGCGCTTCGAGCTGTGGGAGGACGGCGCGAAGGTCTACTCGGGCACCGGGACGTCGGCCACCCGCACGGCACCGTCGGGCTCGGCGAAGAAGGTGTCGTACGAGCTGCGCGAGGTGCACTCCTGGTTCGGCGAGGAGCTGTACTCCTCGAAGACGGCCGAGGTGTCCGTCGTGCAGCTCTCGATGCCCGGTGCTCCGCGGCTCACGGCGTCGCGCACGCAGGTGCAGATAGGCGACAGGGTGACCTTTTCGTTCGCCAGGGCCGACGCCCAGGGCAACGCGGAGTTCACGCGCTTCGAGCTGTGGGAGAACGGCGCGAGGGTCTACAGCGGGACGGGCACGTCGGCCACCCGCACGCCATCGGACGCCCAGGGCGCGTCTATATCCTACGAGCTGCGGGAGGTCCACACGTTCTACGGGACCGAGGTGCACACCTCGGCGAGCCTGCGGGTGGGGGTCACCAGGCAGTCGGCACCGACCGCGCCGGACCTGGTGTCCCCGGCCTCGGGCGCGACCGTGACGCACCCGTCGGGGACTGTCGAGGTCGGGTGGCGGCACAACGCCACCGACGGCACGGCTCAGACGGCCGCGGAGGTGGCCTGCGGGCCGTCGCAGTCCGGCCCATGGACCGTGCTGGCGCTGACCGGGGCTTCGGCGCGGGCGGCGGTGCCGGTCGGCTCGGACGGCGACGTGTACTGGAGGGTGCGCACGAGGGGCGCGTTCGACGGCGGGGCGCAGCCGGCGTCGGCGTGGTCGCCGTGGTCGTCGGTCGGCTACTTCAAGGCGAGGACGCCCCCGGCGCTGGCGATCGCGATGCCGGGGGTGCTGACGGACCTGCCGCTCGTGGTCTCGTGGTCCTTCTCCGACGCCATGGGCTCCCAGGCGGCCGCGACGGTCAGGGTGTTGGCGGGCGGCAGGGAAATCGCCTCAAAGTCGGTCGGGGCGGCGTCCTCGACATCGTTTGGGGCGTCCGAGTTGGCACCGCCCGACGGCGGGACCGTCACCGTGGTGCTTGAGGCCCTGTCGACGACGGGCCTCTCGTCCACGGCGTCGGCCTCGGTGCCCGTCAGGTTCTTAGCGCCGCCCGAGCCGACCCTGGCCCTCATGGTGGACGCCGAGCGCATGGCCGTCGTCGCCCTGTTCGGCCCAGGCGAGGGGGAGGGCGCGGCGACGAGCGCGCTTGAGCTGGTGCGGGGCGGCAAGGTGGTCGCGACGTCGGGTCCGTCGGAGTCGCGGGCGGAGGACCCGACGCCTCCGCTCGACGGGGCCGTCGAGTACGTCGTGAGGGCTCGCGCGGCCTCGGGTGCCTGCCGCGAGCGGTCCGAGAGGGCAGCGGTCCCCTCGGGCGGCCGGGCAGCCCTCAACTGGGGCGACGGGCTGGGGGAGTGCGCGGTTGCGGCCTACAACGTGGAGTCCGACGAGTCGCGGGGCGTGGAGAGCGACACGTTCGAGGCGGCGGCGTGGGAGTACCCCGTTGAGGTCTACGGCACGCACCGCACCCACACGGGCTCCCTCTCGGCGGACGTGCTCAGGCGCGACTCGCCGAGCGCCCGGCTGTCCCGCTGGCGGGAGGCGCAGGCGTGGGCGGGCGGCTACGCCCTGCGCATGCCCATGGGGCGGACGTTCTGGGTGAGCGCCGACATCGAGGTGTCGGAGCGGCCCGGGGAGTCCGCAGGGGTGTCGGTCGACTGGGAGGAGCGCTCCTATGACGGTGTTCTCTAGCCCGAACCGCACCACGTCGTTCCGCTACGTCCGCGTGGGGTGGCCGTCCATGGACGAGCTGGGGGAGCTTGTGGGCGTCGAGGGGTGCAGCATCGAGGAGAACCAGGAGGCGACCATCAAGGCGTCCGGGAGCCTAAGGGTCGGGGGCGGATGGGTGCCGTCCACCCTCGACGACATGGTGCGCGTCTACTCGACATCGACGGCACCCGGGGAGGAGCCCGTGACGGTGTGCCACGGGACGTTCCTGGTGTCGGTGCCGTCCACGTCCTACGGACCGGCGGGGGCGGCCACGGAGGCGGACCTGTACGGCGTCCTGAAGATTCTGCAGGACGCCAAGCTCACCGACGCGCTGCCCATGGCGGCGGGGACGCCCACGGTGGAGTTCGCCGCCTCCTTGGCGCGCCGCGCCGGGCTGCACGTGGTGGCGGGGTCGTCCGCGCACAAGGTCGCCTCCGCCCACGGGTGGGACGTGGGGACGGACCTGCTCACCGTGGTGAACGACTGCATGGGATGGGCGGGCTTCTCTTCGGCCTCCACCGACGGCTATGGCAACGTCATCCTGTCCCCCTACCGGGTGCCCGAGGAGCGCGAGGTCGCCGCCGTGCTCTCGGACAGGGAGCGCGGGGGCCCCATATGCGGCGTCGCGGTCTCCCGCGAGCACGACCCGGCCTCTGTGCCAAACGTGTCGGTGGTGGTCTACTCCCCCGAGGAGGGGGAGCCCCAGGTTGCCGTAGTGCGCAACGACGACCCGTCGAGCGAGTTCTCCACGGTGCGCCGCTCCCGCGAGGTGGTGCGCGTCGAGGAGGTGACCGAGCTTTCGGGCAAGGCATCCGACAAGGCCCTCTCAAACCTGCGGAGCGCCATGCGGGTGGTGGACAGGTACACCGTGGACATGCTCTGGTGGCCGCTCTCCATCGGGGAGGCGGTGAGGATCGACTACAGGGCCCTGGGCGGCACCGTGGACGCGGTCCTGGTCAAGAGGAGCGTCTCCATGACCCCGGCGCTGCGCTGCGAGTGCGTCGCCAGGCGCTTCGTCGGATACTTCGAGGCTACGGAGGTGTCGCGGTGAGCGAGATGGGCGATGCGGCGCGCGCCATACGCGAGGAGGCCCGCAAGGCCCTGGCGGAGGCCCCGGCGGTGCGCATGGCGACGGTCACGCAGGGGTCGCCGCTCATGGCGCGCTGCGACGGGGCGGGGACGCCCGTCAGGGTGCGCGCCTACGTGTGCGCGCCGAAGGTCGGGCAGAGGGTGGCGCTCCTGAGGAGCGGGAGCAGCTTCTACCTGCTCGGGTAGTCGGAAACGGGAGATTGGGGGGACCGATGGGGGTCCAAAGGGAGATACCCGTAGCCCTGGACGTGCAGCGCACGGCCTTCGAGCCGAGGGGCGAGGCCGTGGTCCGCCAGCACGACAAGGGCGCGCGGTTCCTGATAGACGTGCTCGACGGCGGCTCGCCGCTCGCAGAGCAGGGCGTCAGCGCCCACCTCATGTGCGACACGCGCGGGGGCCTGGTGGAGAGCGAGCTTGTGCGCAGCGGGCAGCGCTGGGTCTACACGCTCGGGCAGGACCTCACCGCCCACCCCGGGGAGCTGAGGCCCTACGTCGAGATGCGCAGGGGCGGCGAGGTGATCGCGGCGACCGGAGGATTCCGCCTGCGGGTGGACCGCGCGGCCGACCTCACAGCGCCCCAGGCCGAGGCCGCCCAGTCGCGGCTCGACGACGCCGTGGGGGCGTGGGGCGAGTTCAGCGCCGCCGCCGAGGTGGAGGAGGCGGCCCGGGCGGGGGCGGAGAGCGAGAGGAGGGCGGCCGAGCAGAAGCGCGTCGACGCGGAGGCCGACCGCCGGAAGGCCGAGGGCGAGAGGGACGCGAAGGAGGCGGAGCGCGTCGGCGCGGAGTCCAAGAGGGCGGCCTCCGAGGCGCAGAGGGACCGGGCCGAGCGCGAGCGGGCTGCCGAGTGGGAAGGCGTCTCCTTCGCGGTGGGCGACGTGAGCGCCGGCGAGCTGGCGGGGGCCGGGTGCCGGCAGGGCCCGGGCGGCAGGCTCGACGTGCTGCTCGACCTGACGCTGCCCAAGGGCGACAAGGGCGAGCCGGGCGACGCGGGGTTCCAGGGGCCGATGGGGCCCCAGGGCGTGCAGGGGCCCCAGGGCGACGTCGGCCCCCAGGGGCTGCCGGGCGCGACCGGGCCTGCGGGCCCCCAGGGGG